ACAACAAACGCCAGCGGGCAAGTTTCATCGGTCACCAACACTTCGATCGCCATATCAAACGCCCAGGTTTCTGGCCTGGGCACAATGTCCACGCAAAACGCAAACGCGGTGGCGATTACTGGCGGCACGATCAACGGCACAACAATCGGGGCGACAACTGCTGCAGCCATTACTGGCACGATAGTTACAGCTAACACATATTTCAGCGGCCCAGGAACAAATCTATCGGGCACAGCAAGCGGTTTATCCATTGGCGGAAATGCAGCCACAGCGACCAGCGCCACAACCGCCACAACCGCAACCAACATTGCGGGCGGTGCTACTGGATCGCTGCCATATCAAAGCACCACTTCAACCACTACATTCCTGGCAGCTGGCACAAACGGGCAAGTTTTAACCCTGGCATCGGGTGTCCCATCCTGGGCAAACGCTGCAGCTACGGGCGTGACTTCGGTTAGCGGCACGGGCACGGTTTCTGGAATTACGTTAAGCGGAACAGTTACTAGCACAGGCAGCCTGACTTTGGGCGGCACGTTGGATTTGTCCAGCCCGCCCGTTATTGGTGGCACAACGCCAAACACAATAACAGGCACAACCATTACGGCAAATACAAAGTTTGTTAGTAGTTACTTTGATGCAAGCGGATCAGGCGGCGGCGCTTTAAGAACCAGCAGCGGAACAGCTGTTTTGCAATGGGGTGGCGGCGGCGGTGTCAACTTAACGCTGGACGGGGCATTCAACATGAACCCCGCCAATTACAGCATTTCAATTGCTCCAACTGGAACGGGAACGTTAACAATTAATCCAGCCACATTAGGCACGATTAATAACATGACAATCGGCGCGACAACCGCAGCAAGCGCAAAAGTAACAACCATCGATATTTCTTCGACCATTGCTTTAGCGGGTTCTACGGGTTCGGCGGGCCAGGTAATTACTTCCAACGGCGCAAGCGCCCCAACCTGGACCACGCCAGTTACTTACGCAACCGTAACGGATGACACAACAACCGCTGGAACACGTTATCCGCTGTTTGCAAACCAAACCACGGGCAACCTATCAACTGAATTTGTTAGCTCAACCAAGCTCCAATTTAACCCGTCCACGGGCGTGTTTACATCGACCAGCTTCACGGGCGCGGGCACGGGGCTAACTGGAACAGCTTCCAGCCTATCCATCGGCGGAAACGCAGCAACCGCAACAAGTGCAACAAGTGCAACAACCGCAACCAACCTGGCTGGCGGCACGGCAAACCAAATCCCGTATCAAACTGGAGCTGGTGCGACTTCGTTTATTGCAGCGCCGACAACTGGCAGCACCGCGCTAACCTGGAACGGATCGGCCTTTACCTGGGCCACCGCGGGAACAAACGTCACCATTTCGGACGATACAACCACAAACGCCACGCGCTATCCCCTATTTGCAGATGCGACAACTGGCACAGTAAGCACCGAATATGTAAGTTCAACCAAACTTAACTACAACCCAAGCAAGGGCGAATTTAAAACGCCAGCAGTAATTGCATCTAATGGCATTGTGCTAAACGGCACTACTGTTAGCGCAAGTTACACGATAGCAAGCGGAAACAATGGCTTTTCGGTTGGCCCGATAACTGTGGCAAGCGGTCAAGCGATAACTGTCTCTAGCGGTCAACGCTGGTTGGTACTATAAGGAAGAACAATGCCATACGGAACAGTAAATGCAGACTTGATGACCACTTCAGACGGGGTAAGTTCGTCTGGTTTGTATGGGTTTAAAAATAGGTTAATAAATTCAGCGATGGTGATTGACCAGAGGAACGCGGGGGCTAGTGTTACTCCTACCGATGGACAATATTCATTAGACAGATATCTTTTTGGGGTATCACAAACTTCAAAACTTACTGCCCAACAAAATGCTGGCTCTATAACTCCTCCAGTAGGATTTTCAAACTATCTTGGTGTTACATCATCTTCTGCTTACTCAATTACATCAACGGATTTTTTTGATATTCAGCAAAGAATTGAAGGTTTTAACACTTCTGATTTGGCATGGGGAACTGCTAATGCTCAAACAGTAACACTATCATTTTGGGTTCGTTCAAGTTTAACTGGCACATTCGGTGGCTGTATTCGTAATAGCGCACAAAATTACAGTTATGTATTTAGTTATTCAATTTCATCTGCAAACACTTGGGAACAAAAATCTGTAACCATTGCTGGCCCAACATCGGGAACATGGATAGGCGGTACTAATGGTGTTGGAATGATTGTTCAGTTTTCCCTTGGTATGGGTTCAACATTAAGCAATACTGCTGGTTCTTGGTACTCTGGAAATTATCGTGCGCCTACTGGTTCAGTTAGCGTAGTCGGCACAAATGGCGCAACCTTCTACATCACAGGCGTACAACTAGAAAAAGGCAGTACCGCAACATCGTTTGATTACAGACCTTATGGTACTGAGGAATTATTGTGTCAGCGGTATTATTACAAACACGCAGATGGAAGTGTTGCGAGCAATCAAATTGTATCAATAGGATTTTATGAATCAAGTGGCGTAATATTTGGTTCGGTTAAATTTCCCGTAACAATGAGAGCAATTCCAACAAATGTTTCTGCTTCTGGGACAAATTATTATAGTTTGTTTGGTGTTATGAATGACCAATTTAATTCGTTAACTAATGCACTTAGTTCAGTAAATCAAGCAGGATTTTTTAATGCTTCTGAAGCATCTGGAACAGCGGGACAAACTGGAAGTTTGCGGCTAAATAGTTCTAGTGCTTTTGTAGCGTTTAGCGCAGAACTATGATTGGGAAAACTGAAATGTATAAACTTTCAAAATATCATAATGATATTGTTGGCGTTGTTAAACAAGAAGACGGATACACAAAATCTATCCCATTTGACCCCGCTAACACCGATTACCAGCAATATTTAGCATGGGTGGCTGAAGGCAATCAACCATTGCCAGCAGACGAAGGAACACAATAATGGCTTCAACTATCAACGGCACAAGCACAGGAAATGGTGGTCTTATCTCTACGGGAGATGACAGCGGCATCCTAAACATACAAACAAACGAGACTACTGCAATTACTGTTGATGCTAGTCAAAATGTGGGGATTGGTACTAGTTCGCCAAGTGGGAAATTAAATGTAAGTGATGCAACATCTAGCCAGATAAACATCAATAGTTCTGCCAATGGTGCTACTAGACAAGTATTATTTTCAGCATCATCAAATACACAAGAAGCACAAATTAGTGCAAACAACAGTACTGGTGAATTAAAGTTTGAATCTGGTAGGTCTGGAACATCTGCTTATTTCCAAACTTTTTACACCAATAATTCAGAGCGGATGCGTATCGACTCTAGCGGTAACTTGTTAATTGGTGTTGGAAGTTCAAGTTTTGGTGGTGGAATATTTTTACAAAAATCCAGTAATGGAAACACAATAGCAAATTTTGAAAACACTTATTCTGGAAGTGGTGGGCAAGCCATAAGAGGAAAAATAAATTCAGCAGGAAATAACACATCTTCTTATTTGTTTGTTGGTAGTTCAAATAATGATGTTTGTTATATATACGGAAATGGAAATATTGTAAATATCAACAATAGTTATGGCACATTATCAGATGTAAAACTCAAAGAAAACATTGTTGATGCTACGCCAAAACTTGCTGAAGTAATGCAATTAAAGGTTCGTAACTTCAACTTAAAAACAGAGCCAGACCATAAACAAATTGGTTTTATTGCACAAGAATTAGAGCAAGTATTTCCAGCCCTGATTGACAACACAACATCACCAAATGACCCAGATGATGTTATTAAGTCTATTAAAACTTCTGTGCTTGTGCCTATTCTTGTCAAAGCAATTCAAGAACTAAAAGCAATAAACGACACACAAGCCGAAACAATCAACGCACTAACCGCCCGTATAGTGGCCTTGGAGACAGCATGACTTTTGTTGTAGACGGCACAAATGGCCTGACATTTAATGATGCAACAACGCAAGCATCTACTGCTACTAATGCGTCTAACATTTCTAGCGGTACTTTAGGTAAGGCTAGATTGCCTACGGGGTCTGTGTTGCAAGTGGTAAATGTTACTTCTGTTACATATGTTTCTATTACCAATACTAGTGAAACTGCCACAGGATACAGTGCTAGCATAACGCCAACATCTTCTTCTAGCAAAATACTAGTTTCTTTTTATTGTTCTGAATTTAGAGTTCCTGCATACTCAGGTGCAAACATATTACTTTATAAAAATGGCAGTGTATTAACTTTTATAGCAAGAGAATTTGGTTTTTGCCCAACCCTTACTACTAACACATTTGGAAATATCATATCTTCGTCTTATTTAGATAGCCCTGCTACTACTTCTTCTGTTACTTATGCAATTTATGCAAGAATATTGGCTAATCCAGGAACGTTAGAGTTTCTTCCAAACGGTTCAAACAACACCGCAAATAAAAATTTAACAATTACTCTCATGGAGATTTCAGCATGAGCCATCAAGCAATTATTAAGTTGTACCCAAATGTTGTTGTTATTCGTGGCGATGAAGCATTTGATGCAGAGGGCAACGCAGTCGTTTATGACGAAGCGGCAGTTCAAGCCTACATAGATGCCAATGCCTATGTAGTAAAACGCCAAGCAGAATACCCTTCCTTTACTGACTACCTTGATGGCATAGCCAAAGGTGACCAAGCACAGATTAACAAATACATAGCCGACTGCCTGGCTGTTAAGGAAAGGTATCCCAAATGACCGTATTTATCTGGAAGATTTCCGAAATCACATCCGAAGATGGCGCGATCACCCACGCCAAATATCATGTGACCGCCGAAGACAATGGCGACATTGTGGAAACCGAAGGCCATTGGTGGTTTAAAGACAAAACCGTAAAGACCGCTTTTGACCAGGTCAAACAAAGTGATGTAGCTGATTGGATCGAAAAAGAAACAACACAAGACGGTGTAAATTCAATAAAATCACAGCTGCAAAGCCAAATGGACTACATCAAAAAAGGGGTAAACAATGACTTGCCTTGGGGAAATCAGGTTTTTAAAGTCACGTTTTAAGGGTCAAAAATGACAACCCCCTACGACATAATTACCCGATCGCTGAAAGATATTGGCGCGTTAGAAGCTGGTGAAAGCCCGTCCGCGGATGCTGCCCAGGACGCATTCGATATGCTTAACGATTTGTGCGCCCAATGGTCTAACGAAAACATGATGGTTTTCTACAAAACCGAAATCATTTTCCAAACCGTTCAAAACACCGTGCAATACACCCTTGGACCAAACGGATCGGTCGGGGCTACTTTTACGGGATCGATTTCTGGCACAACGTTAACCGTCCCAGCTAACGGCGTTACAGCTGGCGCGATCACTATGGGCATGACTCTAAGCGGCACAGGGATTACTGCTGGAACGACCATTGTGGGCTTTAATACGGGCGCTGGTGGCAACGTAAACGAAGGCGGCACATATTCCGTTAGCAAATCCCAAACAGCTGCTAGCACCACGATTACGGCCTATTACGAACGTCCATTGACAATCGAATCGGCCTTCGTGCGCGTGGCAACCCAGCAAGGCGGATCGAACGTGGCTGGCGGCTACCTGGATTACCCCGTGGCTATTCTCAGCCTGGAGGAATACGAATCATTAGGCATCAAGCAGCTAAATGGACCGTGGGCCAAGATGGTTTACTACCAACCAAGCGAAACCTTGGGAACGTTGTACGTTTTCCCAAATCCTTCAAGCGGTGAGCTGCACTTGTTTGCTAGCACTATATTTCGGACTTTTGAGAATTACTACGAAACCATAACGCTGCCCCAGGGCTACAACATGGCGCTGCGGTGGTGTTTGGCGGAACGTTTAATGCCAATGTATGGCAAAGCCAGCGCCACGCAAATCACGCTGATAAATTCATTTTCCGCCCAGGCCAAGGCCACGATTAAACGTACAAACATGAAGCCGCCACAAGTTTCCCGTTATCCTGACGCATTAATGGTGGGCAGAGCTAAAGACGCTGGCTTTATCATGGACGGGGGATTTAGATAATGCCTGACTTTGGCTTTGTAGGGGCTTCTTACGAAGCGCCATCAATCTACCAGGATGCCCAGGAATGTATCAATTTCTTTCCTGAGATTGATCCAACCAAACCCCAGGGCGATCGTGGGGTGGCTGCGCTATATCCAACGCCTGGCTTGTCTTCGCTGGTCCTATTTCAAAATCAAGAAGAAGTCCGTGGGATGAACACCCTTTCGGGTGGCAATATTTTGGTGGCGGTATGCGGGCCTTATGTTTACGCCCTAACATCTACTTTTGTGCCGACAATGGTTGGGCAACTCAATACCACAACGGGGCGCGTAGGTATTAACGACAACGGCATTAACGTCTATATTGTGGACGGTTCTAACCGATACAGCTGGCGCATTTCCAGCCCTTCTTCTGCGGTGTTTACGGGGTCTATATCGGGTACAACCCTAACGGTTACAGCAATTACCAACGGCACAATTGCAGCGGGGCAATCCCTTTTTGGTGTGGGCGTTACCAATGAAACCGTCATTACAGCCCTGGGGACGGGAACTGGCGGGATTGGTACTTACACAGTTAACCTATCCCAAACAGTTACCAGCCGCCAAATGAACAGCACCACGGTGGGCGCACAAGTAACGGGAGCAATCTCAGGCACAACTTTAACGGTTTCTGCGGTTACAAGCGGAACGCTATTTGTCGGTCAAACCATCCAGGGAACTGGTGTCACGGCGCTAACCATCATTACCGCCCTAGGAACTGGATCGGGTGGCGTGGGAACTTATACCGTTAGCACAAGCCAAACAGTAAGCTCAACAACCCTATACGGCCTTAATTTCTCACAGCTGCCAAGCTCAGACGGGGCATTTACGGGCGGAACAAACGTAGACGTAGTAGACAACTATTTTGTTTACAACCGACCAGATACCCAGCAATTTGGGTGTTCGAACGTCCTATCCCCTATTTCTGGCAGCACTAACTTTTCCAGCAAAGACGGCGCACCCGATGACCTGGTGACGCTAATTGTGGATCACCGCGAAATATATTTGCTGGGCGAAACATCTAGCGAAGTATGGGTGGACCAGGGCACAAGCCCATTTCCCTTTAACAGAATTCCAGGCACATCAACCCAGCACGGTATTGCTGCGCCGTTTAGCGTTGCCCGCGTGGGTAATTCGTTTGCTTACCTATCAAAGAACAACCGCGGAACTGCCCAGATCGTTCAAATGAACGGTTATGTGCCACAAAGAATTTCAACCCATGCGGTAGAAAACACCCTAACAGGCAAAACGATAACCGATGCAATTGCTTGGACCTACCAGCTTGAAGGCCACGAAGTTTATGTGATTAGCTTCCCAACCCTTCAGTTAACCTGGTGTTATGACATTGCTACGCAGATGTGGCACAAATGGCTATACACCAACAACTTAGGCCAATACGAGCGCTGCCGCGGTAATTGTGCTGCGGTGTTTCAGGGTTATAACTTGATTGGCGATTATTCCAACGGCAAGATTTATCACTTAGACCGCAATATTTACACCGATGACGGGCAACACGTTAAACGGATGCGCCGTGCCCCGCACTTGACCGTGGATTTGCAAAGACAATATTTTGAAGAGCTGCAGCTGCAGTTCCAGCCTGGTGTTGGATTAAGCACGGGCCAGGGTAACGATCCCCAGGCTATGCTTCGCTGGTCAAACGATGGCGGCTCTACCTGGTCCAACGAACATTGGACAACCATAGGCAAAATAGGCAAATACACAAACCGCGCAATATGGCGGCGGCTGGGAACTGCAAGGGATCGAATCTTTGAAGTGACCGTTTCCGATCCAGTAAAAGCGGTGATTGTGTCGGCTAACCTTAAAATGACAGCTGGGGAAAATTAATGGCACTTTTACCCAATCCGCAAACGCAGCCTTATCCGCAATCGGAATTCCTAGACGGACAAACCAAACGCCCAACCCGTGCCTGGCAGCAGTTTTTTATTAACTTGTTGAACTTCAATAGCTCGACCACGGCGACTGCTGGATCGGGTACGCTGCCAGCTAATCCCGTTGGCTTTATCAATGTGACCGTAAATGGGGTGGCCTATAAAGTGCCATATTACAACCAATGAATTTGGAATTAGTCAAAAATCACATTCCAACCCGTGAAGAAATTCTGCGGTTGCAAGATGAAATGGCTAAAATGCCCCAGGCAGAATTGCAAACCGAACACTACTTTTCGCAAGGGATGTATTGTCGGAAAGTATTTAGAAAAGCTGGGACAATCATTGTTGGCAAGGTCCATAAAAAAGATCACTTTTTCATGTGCGCCCAGGGGCAAATCATTGCCTGGTCCGAAAAAGGCATGGTGACTTTGAATGCTGGCGATGTGTTGTGCAGCAAGGCTGGAACAAAACGGGTGACTATGGCGGTCACGGATGCAATTGGCATCACGGTACACAAGACGAACAAAACGGATTTGAACAAAATCGAAAAAGAGTTAATAGAACCAGACGAATTGGCTTTGTACGATTCTTCTAATAACATCAAGGTTAAAGCCTTGGAGGGTAAATAAATGACTTGGGTAACTGTTGCGGTTGTAGGTGGCGGCGCTACGTTAGCTGCTGGATACATGGGGGCGCAAGCTGCCAAAGATGCGGCAGCAACATCTGCGGCTGGAATGCGCTATGCGGCGGACACCAATCGGGAAATGTTCGACATTACCAATCGAAATCTTGCGCCGTATCGTGAAGCTGGCACAACCACATTAAAAGACCTTTTAACCAGAATGCCAGAGCTGACTAAAGCTTATACGGCAGAAGATTTTGCCCAAGGCATCGATCCAGGTTATCAATTCCGTTTAGCCCAAGGTCAAAAAGCCTTAGAAAATCAATATAACCGTGGTGGTGGCCTAGTAAGCGGAAACGTCATGCAAGGAATGCAAGACTACACCCAGGGCCAAGCTTCCCAAGAATTTGCAAATGCTTTTGGTCGAAATACGGCAACGCAAACCAATATTTTTAACAGGCTAAAAGGCATAGCTGACATGGGATTAGGCGCAGCTGGTACAACTGGTCAAGCTGCTACGGCTGCTGGACAAACCATTGGATCGGCGCAAATTGGCGCTGCCAACGCTGAAGCCGCTGGCATTACTGGACAAGCAAAGGCCTACGGCAACACCCTACAAGGCATGGCTAACTATGGAACTTTGCCGCTTTATATGGGCGGACCTGGCGGACAGCAATCACCTTATAGCGCTTTTTATGTTGGCGGCGGCGGTGGTGGCGGCGGTGCTGCTATGCCTATTACTGGTGCTGCCCGTCCAGATTACATGGGTGGCGGACAAGGCCTTCAATTGAAGTATTAAGGAATTGATATGGCAACATATGTAAGCACCCCCCCGCAAATGTACGAAGGTCCGCAAGTCATGTCTATTGGAGACATGATTAATACTGCCCGCGCTGGGCAAGCTTACCAACAATCACAACAAATGAACCCTTTGGCGGTTCAGCAGCAGCAGCAAGTAGTAGCCAAAGGCGGAATTGAATTAGGCCAACAAATACAAGCTGATAAAGAACGTAAAAATCTGCAAGAATTTTTTGCTAATCCTGACAACTTCCAAACTAATGGAAGAATTGACATTGACAAAATTAACAAGGTAGTTCCAACAATAGCGCCTTACACGGGATCGGAATACGTTTCTAAATATACAACTTTGGGTAAAGCTCAAACCGAAGCTATTGGTGCAAAACAAAACCTGACGCAAGACCAACGGGCCATGATCGCCCAAAGATTTTCTATTCTTGGTCGCCTGGGTGTGGATAAGATCGAACCGTATATTAAAGAAATGGATTTGATGAAACAGGAAAATCCAGACAATCCTGATTTAAACAGGCTGCTGGATTCCTACAAAACCATTTGGCAAACCGAAATGAAGTCAGGGCCAGATTTGCCTGGTAAGGCTATTTCTGGCGCACAAACATTGCTAACCCCAGCGCAGCAACAATCACAATTTGCACCGTCAATCAGTACGCAAGACGGAAGAACGGTTGTCACCACGCCTGGCGTTGGAGCTAAACAGCCAACCGCAGAAGTCGGCATAGCTGGCGGTTTGCAACAAGGCGGTCCAAAAGAACTGCCAACCGCTGGAACACAAATTGCCCCAGGAATGCGAATTCCTTATGCCGTTCGTTCTGCTGCACAACCTTACATTCCAGAACCAAACGAACCAGGCGATGCCGAATCTGGTCAAGCTTACCGAAACACTTTAGTTAATCGTCAAACTGCATTGTCAACCAACCGCAGAAATGTGGAAGAAACAATAGCACAGGCGCAGAAGATATACGGCGAGCTATATTTTCCAAAAGGCGGCGTAATTGGAGATTTAGAGCGAAAAGTAAAAATGGCAATGGAAGGTGAAGAATACAAACAACTAGCTAAAGAATTAGCTAGATTGCAACTTTCCAATTTAGACACTATGGGCCAAGGAAGTGGCACGGTTGCTGGCATTGACTTAACAAAAGTCGCCAGCGGCGATATAACCGTGCCGCCCGCGGTTTTGATAAAAATTGCCCGCAGAACACAATCAGATATGACAAATCTGGATATGCAAGCGCAAGGGGCGCAGCAGTTCCAGCAGCGTTTTGGCGACAACAACATGAAAGCCTATCAACAAGCCTGGAATGCCAACGCTGATAGCAAAATCTTTGAAGCTATTAATTTGTCTAAAGACATAACCGATCCAGCGCAATTAAAAACAGAGCTAGACAAGCTGTTTCCGTCAAAAGCTCAACACGATGAATTTTTAAAGAAGTATAGAAATCTTAAAAGACTATCTGAAACAGGGACGCAATAATGGATGTTTTAGAACAATATCTAAGCGGCGGAAAAGCGGCTGCACCGTCCACACCTAAACCGTCCACACCTGGGCGGTCCGTTGTTACGGATCAATTGCTAGATAGCTTAAAAAAGGTCGAAAGCGATAAAGACCCGTTCGCCCTAAACAAGCAGTCCAAAGCAATGGGCGCTTACCAATTTATGCCAGAAACCGTGCAAATGCTGCACAAGCAAGGCATGGAATTTAATCCATTTAATGAAAAGCAAGCCAGGGAAGCGGCGCGTACTTACTTGGGCCAATTGGTCGACCGCAACAATGGGGACGTAGATAAGGCCCT